ATTCATATCTAACATACGTTGTAGAACAATGGATGAAAGAAAATGAAATTGCTCTCGAAAGAGGTATCAAAGGGGAAATCGCTGAAGACTTTATTGGTGGACTAAAACAATTGTTTGAAGACCACTACATTGATGTTCCAGATGAAAAGTATAATGTCTTAGAAGCACAAGCTACTAAGGTTGAAGACTTACAAAAGGCACTAGATGAACAAATTGCCAAGAACGTAGAACTAAACACAGGCGCTAAAGAATTGATGAGAAAAGAAATCGTTTCTGAAGCTTCTGCTGACTTAGCAGATACTAGTAAAGAAAAATTTGTGAAACTTGTTGAAGAGATTGAGTATTCATCAAACGAAGACTTTAAGAAAAAGGTTGAGACAGTTAAAACGTCTTACTTTGGAAAGAGTGTAGTTAGTGAAGATTTAGATGATGTGGCGGCTACAGACGGTTCTGGTTCTTTGAACGAGGATTTGTCTTCTAGCATGGCTGCTTACACCGCCGCTATAAGCAAAACAAAAGATATGAAAATATCTACTAAGTAACATATAGGGAGAAAACAAACATGTACTTATCCGAAACACATGAAAAGAAATGGCAGCCAGTCCTAGAACATCCTGATTTACCAAAAATCAGCGACAACTATAGACGTGCCGTAACATCTGTAATCTTGGAAAACCAAGAACGAGCTTCTAAAGAAGACAGTGCTTTTCTTAACGAAGCAGCTCCAACTAACTCAACAGGTTCATCTGTTGCGAATTGGGATCCAATCCTAATTTCTTTAGTTAGAAGAGCAATGCCTAACCTTATCGCATACGATATCGCTGGCGTACAACCAATGACTGGTCCTACTGGACTGATTTTTGCTATGAGAAGCAGATACACTAATCAAACTGGCAACGAAGCTATGTTTGACGAAGCTGATACTGACTACTCAGGTAGAAATGCTGCTGGTTCAGCTGTAGATGGTTATTCTACAACTGCTCAAGGTGGAACAAATCCTGGTGTATTAAATGACTCACCATCTGCTGGTGCCTTTACTAAAGGTACTGCAATGTCTACAGCTGCGGCTGAAGCATTGGGTGATGATTCAGGTAATGCGTTTGCTGAAATGGCATTTTCAATCGAGAAATCGACTGTTACTGCTAAATCAAGAGCGCTAAAAGCTGAATACACAATGGAACTTGCTCAAGACCTTAAAGCAATCCACGGTTTAGACGCTGAGACAGAACTTGCAAATATCTTATCTGCTGAAATCCTTGCGGAAATCAACAGAGAAGTTGTAAGAACTATCTATATCAATGCTGAAAAAGGTGCAGCTACAAACACAACTACTGCTGGTATCTTCGATTTAGATACTGACTCAAACGGTAGATGGTCAGTTGAAAGATTCAAAGGCCTTATGTTCCAACTGGAACGTGACGCAAACAGAATCGCTCAAAGAACAAGAAGAGGAAAAGGTAATATGATTATCTGTTCTTCTGATGTTGCTTCAGCACTTCAAATGGCTGGTGTTTTAGATTACACACCTGCATTAAATAACAACCTAAACGTTGATGACACTGGTAATACTTTTGCCGGCGTTCTTAACGGTAGATTCAAAGTGTACATTGACCCGTACAGTGCGAACTCATCAGCTTCACAATATTATGTTGTGGGTTATAAAGGTACTTCACCTTATGACGCTGGTATGTTCTACTGTCCATATGTGCCTCTACAAATGGTTAGAGCAGTTGGTCAGGACACGTTCCAACCGAAAATTGGTTTCAAAACTAGATATGGTCTAGTAGCGAACCCATTTGCTGAAACAGGCGCTCAGTCTGGTGCAGCTACTCCGGTTAATGACGCTGGTTCTGCTAACGCTAACAGATATTACCAAAGAGTTAAAATCGCTAACTTGATGTAATACCTGTCACAGTACAGAAATAAATTAGGGCGGCCTTTGTGTCGCCCTTTTTTTTGTTTAAACTAAAAGAGGAGGACTTATTATGAATCCTAATAGCCATTGGTTTACAGCATTCTTAATACTAGCACTATGTTTCATGTCAATTTTTATGAAACCAGATTACAAAAACACTCACACTTTGGAACCAGCGACCACCAAAGTGGATAAATAATAGTATGACAACCACAAACGCATTAGCAAGACAACCAACTAAGTTAGACTACAGTAGTCCTACTCAGTTTAGGTTTCAGATATATAAAATACCTAAGACAGAGTATTTTTGTACAGCAGTCAATTTACCTGGAGTTTCACTTGGTGTAATAAAACAAACAACACCATTGTCTGATATACCACAACCAGGAGAGAAGTTAACTTATGGTACTTTACGTATGTCATTCATGGTAGATGAAAACTTAGAGAACTATAGAGAGATACATGGTTGGTTAACAGGCCTTGCTTTTCCAGAAGACCATAAAGAGTTTGCAAACTTAGTACAAAGTGGAAATGACCGCTTTCCTACGTCTTCCGGCGTTGCTCCTAAGACAGACGGTGGTAAGGTCAAGTATGGTGCAACACCTACTGGCGCTATTATGTCAGACGCAACTTTAAATATACTATCAAGTAAGAATAATGGTATTGTAGAGGTTAGATTTTCGGATGTATTCCCTACAACATTAAGTGGACTAGAGTTTAATCAACAAGCAACAGACGTTCAATACCTATCGGCCACTGTAGATTTTGAATATAAACGATATGAGTTTGCCGCTAAAGGCGAAAGTAAAACAAGCGTTACTACCTCTTAGAAGCTTTACTTCCAAAGGGTTTTATGTTATAATGCTTATTAAATTATGGAGATATTATGGATTTAGAAAAACTACAAGAACTTGCTGATACCAAGTTAAAAATCAACAACACAGAACTTGACCTAGAGTCAATCAAAACACCACAGTTACATAACGAGTTTATGAAACACTTAACAAAGTATAAACTTATGTTGAGTAGAGCTGAAGGTGAACTATGGAATGTTAAGAAAGTTTTATGGGAATATTATACAGGTAAGGCTGACGCCTCAGTATATCAACAAAGACCATTTTCTATAAAGTTACTTAGAACAGACGTAGACCAATACATCTATTCAGACGAAGCCTACATTAAGGCAAAACAGAAAGTGGATTATCTATCAACTACTGTTGACTACTTAGATAAAACAATCAGACAAATTTCAAACAGAACCTTTACCATCAAAAATGCAGTTGAGTGGCAAAGATTTACTTCTGGCGCTATCTAGTATGGAGGTAAAGGAGTACATAAAGGCATATCCAAATGCTATCAGTCATACATTGGCTGACGAAGTAATACAACATTACCATACTAATGGTGAATGGAATCAATCATCATTCTCTACCAACGAAGGAATATCTCCTCGTTCAAAAGAGAGGGTTGATATGAAAGAGTATTGGATTAATAAACAAGATAAGTTTTATAACGAATTAAAAAAAGGCTTTAGAGGTATGGTTGATGACTACATCAAAACATATACTAAAATAATGCCTATGAATTTTACACCATTTAGAATGAATCATTATTCTGAGGGTGGTTTTATGCAAAATCATATAGACAACATACATCATTCACACGGACAACAATATGGTTATCCACATATAACAGCATTAATGTTTTTACAAACAGCTGAAGAGGGTGGTGAAATTGTATTCTGTGATGGTGATTATATACCTGAACAAACTAAAGCTTCAGGTGTTGTTTTCCCTAGTAACTTTATATTCTCACACGAAGTTAAGAAAGTAATTAAAGGTAATAGATACTCACTTATGACTTGGATATTATAATGGCAGTAACACGATACATAATCATTGAAAAGAAAGATGATGTACATTTAACTATTGAGGCTGATGAATCAATCAGAAGAGACCTTGGCGAATTCTTTACCTTTGAGGTACCTGGTTTTAAATTTATGCCACAATATAGAAGTAGAGTGTGGGACGGAAAGATTAGATTGTTTTCTTATCAGACAGGTAAGATATATGCTGGGTTATATCCGTACATTGTTAAATGGTGTAAAGATAATGACGTACACATTGTTGATGGTGCAAAGATAGTTGACACTAAGGTAGATGAAGCAAAGGTTGATAAGTTTATTGAAGCGTTAAAGATACCATTAAAGGTGAGAGATTATCAAAAAGAAGCCTTTATCTATGCAACACGTAAGAATAGAACATTGTTACTATCGCCAACTGCCTCAGGTAAATCACTTATTGTATATCTAATGGTAAGGTTTAATCTACTTAGATTGAAGGCAGAAAAAAAGAAAATTTTAATCATTGTACCTACAACATCTCTAGTAGAACAATTGTTCAAAGACTTTAAAGATTATGGTTGGTCACCTGAGAAGAGTGTACATAGAATTTATCAAGGCCATTCAAAAGACACAACTAAACCTGTAGTTATCTCTACATGGCAATCAATTTATAATCAACCTAAAAATTACTTTAAACAATTTGGTATGATTATTGGTGATGAAGCACACCTATTCAAAGCAGTTTCATTAACAAAGATTATGAGTGCCTTGAAGAAATGTCCTTATAGAGTAGGTCTTACTGGTACTTTAGATGGCTCGACTACACATAAGTTAGTGTTAGAAGGACTATTTGGTTCTGTTAATAAAGTTGTATCTACTGCTGAGTTAATGAACAAAGGTAAGTTATCTCAATTAAAAATTTATTGTTTAGTTTTAAAACACCCACCAGAAGTTGGTAAATGGATGGTAGATAAAAATTACCAAGAAGAAATGGATTATCTGGTTGCCAATGAGAAAAGAAACATTTATATTAGGAACCTATGTAAAGGTTTACAAGGCAACTCTTTATGTTTATTTCAATATGTAGAGAAACATGGT